GTGAGAATGTTTTTGCGCTGTTTGCATCTTTACCATCACTCACCAAATATTCAAGCTGTACAATATTACCTGCTTCTAATTTATTACCAAAGATGTCGTCACCAAAATAAATTTCGAATTTACCGTCAATACCTTCTTGTAAGAAATAAACCTGTGAATCACCATCGACATCAACAACGTTTTGTACTCTTGCATAAACCGAAGTATCAGATGAAGAAGCACTAGTTTTTACTTTAACGATAAGAGTAGATGTGTCAACGTTATCATCTGGAATATCGTATCTTTGTCTCTTATCTGTATTATCTACAATATATTCGTATGTGCGTAATGTACCTTGGTTAATAATTAAGTTAGCAAACTTATAAACCCCAGCAGTAGGAGTAATTGTTTGAGCTTCAAGGTTAACAAACTGATATGTTTTATTATCAATCTTAGTTGTGAATACTGTACCACGATCGATAGTTAATGATGCTGGATTGCCAGCCGGTGAGTTAACAGTAACGTCAATACCAGCAAAAGAAGAAGTACGAGACCTTGGAATATAACCAAGAGTCTTTGCATGTGAAATAACATTATTACGTACTTGAGCAGTATCCAAATATAATTCATTTGCCATCATATTAGCATTGAATGAATTATAGAATGTGTTATATGCTAATACATCAATAACAGTTGATAATGCCGAACCTTCAAAATCATAGTCTTGAAATTGAGTTTGACTTTGCAAATATGTTTTTAAGTTAGTACGGATCTGATCGTAATCTAATTCAGATACCTGTAATCTATTCTTTGATGTTGTTGTAGCCATATAATTTACCTAATTCTTTCTAAATAAAATGATACATCACCAGTTTCAAGTGTAGTCAAAATCTGAAATTCAATTTCTACACGATACCTATTGGCGTCAGAATTATCTTTAACTGTGACATCAAGGAGTTTTACTCTAGGCTCATAGTTATTAATTGTTTCCTTGATAGCCTCTTTTATATCTAATGCCGTAAAAGGATCAGCTGGTTCGAATAATAATCCTCTGACATTCGAACCTAGTCTAGGATTAAAAGGTCTCTCGCCTTTGTTTGTCAAAATAAGATTCTTGACCGATTGTTTAATAGAGTTAATATCAAACAATGTGGTTATATCACCAGTATTCGGATGAGGAGTAAAGTCCAAATGGAAATCCGAGTACAGTGAGCTGCGTGCCGTAATCTTTGCACGTGATGTATCTAAATCTGATCTATTTTGTGTTCTAGGCATACTCTTATTTATACCTCAAATTTAAATCTTCTTGTATTCATTGAAGTCAATAATCTTTTGTTTGGCTTCATCTGTTGTATGATACTCAATAATATTGTCAAGTGTGTCCCATGCTTTATCTGGTACACCGCTGTAATAGTCTTTTAATCCTTCTAGATTCTGATCGAATACTTCTTGTGTCATCGATCCGACAATAATCTTTTTATTTGCTGTAACAGCAGCCCAATATTCACCTTTAAATTTATTAAATTCTTTTAGGTTTAACAAATACTGGTCACGTTTTTTCAGAATAGCTTCTTGTGCATCGTCTAATAAATCAGCATCACGTAATTCGTTTGGTGTCATCGCACCTTCTTTTGATAATTTTTGTATTGCTTTCCATTCATCAGATTCATACCATTCAGCTTTCATCTCATCCATTTCTTGAGTAGCACCTAGCCAATATTCATTGGCTAATGATGTTTCTTTGAATTGTACTGAACCGTATGCAATAGAAACAGATATAAATGATTTACCAGTTTTCTTATTAGCAGTAGATATTTTATTGAAAGCAGCATTTAATTCTGCCTTGAACTCAGGCATTTTTTCTGCAACTTTATCTGCAACCTTTGGAGCTTTTGCCTTTTTAATATCTTCAATAACAGTTGTAACTTCACCAGTAGCTTCGTCGACTACTTCTTTTGTTTTCTTTTCTAAGTCAGGTACATCAGCACATAAGTCAATTGGTTCACCATCACCAGATAATAAATCTGTTAATGAAGGAATACCATCAACTAACTCATCGATATCATCAACAACATCACCCCATTTTTCTTTGAGTTCTGCCTGAGCTGCAGCAAAGTCTTCACCAATTTTACCCTGTAGTTCCGCAATCTCATCTTGTATAGATGATGTGGCTTCATCAAGTTCTGCTTCTAATTCTTTTAGGCTATCATTAACCTTTGCTTGTAGATCACCGGCAAGATCACCTAGTTCTCCAAGTGCGTCTTTACCTTCTGCTAATTTAGCTTTGATGTCATCCGCAAAACCTTTGACTTCGTCTAATGCGTCAGATGCACCACAAGCACCACTTTTTAGAGCTTTTTGAATAGAGTCTAGATTAACATTACTACTGACTGAGTCAGAGAATTTTGTTGCTAGACTACTAATATCTGGTAATTCAAAAGCCATAATTAACCTCCAACGAATACATTACCTGAACCACTGGTCATTGCACCAGCATCGGCACTATCACCGATTCTACCTACCGCAATACCATTAATAAAAACACTAGATGATCCTGCATTTAAATTTGCTACATGAGGAGCACAAGGAGGTGCGGGAGGAAACGGATGTGAAACCGTTGGAGCTCCTACTACAATGATATCGATATTATTTGCGTGTACTGTTCCATCTGTATTTGATGAAGCAATAGTTGTACTGCCTGTACAAGCATGTCCTGTCGATAAACTGTCACCTACTCTACTTACTGCTGGCATTAGTTCAGATCAATCCTTGCTGCGTTAACGTCAATGTTACCAACAACGTTATCTGTTAAATTACCATCAATATTATTTGTCATATTAGATGGTGTCTCTACAATAATATTTCCAGATGCAGTAACATTTAATTGTCCATTAGTTGTTAATGCATAGTTACCATTTGAAAATTCTGATGTATCACCAATAACGATACGACCATAATTTCCATTGACTGTTAAATCATCATCAATACCAACTGTGGTATTTCTACTTTGACCAACAATTCTTGTTTCATTTTGTCCAACTCTTTGAATAGAATTTTCTGCAATATTACCAGAATATGATTGATCGATTTCAATATTATCGTTAAGTGAAATTTTTGTTTGTCTGGATCCACGAACTACTTCGGTTTTATTTCCATTCACTTCAAGGTGATAATTTCCCTTGACTAAAGTTCTTAAATTACCATCTATAGTAAGATTAGCATTTCCAACAATGTAAATGTTGTCAGAACCAAGAACCACATGGTAATTGTTACCAATAATAGTTTCAGTTTTTGATCCGTCTTGTTGTATTTCATAGGCTGTTCCTGATGTGTGGAACTGAGAGATACGTTCATTACCTGGCGTATCATCAATTTCGAATACATGACCGGATTCAGTTTCCTTTACTTTATTATACGGATATACTGGTGGAGTGTCACTTTGTACACTTGGTGAACTCCATGTAGGACGTTCGTAATATGAATCTGCTTCATCAACCGCTACTGATGATACCTTAGGTGGTACTGCACATTCAACGTCATCTACTCTTGTATCTACTTTTGTAATATAAGATCCGTGTTCCTTATATGTAGAAGGCATTGCAGAATATGGTGTGTCTGGTTCGTTGACTCGAACTGGATTCACGGCATTTGGATCTGAAAAACCTTTAAGCGGATCCGCAGGTGATGTAATACCTGGGATTGTTCCCATAACTAATGGTTGTTGTTTTGATTCTCCATCCATATAGAAACCGACAACCCAACTACCCTGGAGTATGCCTGTCGGAGAATCACCCACACCAGCCAAAGATGCTGATGTTGCTGGCATCATAACTTGTGCCCATGGCAATGATGCTACCGGAATTTTATTTCTATCTGCTGTATGATCGCCAAAGATACGAACACGTACACGGCCAACCTGCTCTGGATCATCACGGTCTTCTACAACACCGATCCACCATTGCATATTACCCAATGTATCATTAAACTGCTTCATCGTGATCTGCTCCCATAGTATCTCTTGCAACGTCCATAATTAATTGATAATTGTCATTGTTACTGAATTGATGTCTTAGAGAAGTGATAATATGTTTACCACTTCTACGAACATCTTTGACGTCGCCTTTTTCATTTTCTGTCATTACAGCATTTTTATTTACTTCTACACCAACTGCACTGCCAACTTCTAAATCCATTCTGCCTGGCACACCCATTCTGTATCGATAATTATTTAACGTATTTAAATATGAGTGTAGGTGCGGAGATGAGTTGAATACATCACCATTATAATCGTAATGTGAATCACCAAAAGATAAACCAGAATGTACAAAATTTGTTTGTTTTGTTGTTGGTTGTTCGTATACTGATTTTTCACCAATTAAAAATTTATCTGACAGTACTTTACTTTTTGCAACTCTTGGTTGTCTATCAAAATTTTCATTATAATTGTAATCAAATATTTTATAATTTTTATTCATGGTGTCAATTAACTGAGTACGAGATGCATAAGCACCATTATTTACTAGCTCAGTCATTGGTGCTAATTCTAATTGTCTGAACAGAAATGCAGTACGTGCATATTCCATATAGTTAGAAAAAGTACCGGCCTGAATTTGTGCTTCAGTTTTATTTGCTTTCTTTTCTTTATACGAGAAAGTCTCTGTTGATTCTTTTCCAAATATAGATTCTAATGATCTGAATTGTACACCATTATAGAATGTATTATAACAAACAAATGGTACATTATTTTCGTTATAGGCACGACGAGTTAACCAACGAATTGCTCTATATGGATTCCAATTAGGTATTACGAACTTATAGTTACCTGATGTTTGTTCTACTTCGATATCAATCTTAAGATAGTCTTCGGCAATACGCTTTACAATATCAGATACAGATCCTTCATATGATTCAGATACTAATGATACTGCATTATAATAATATGCTTCTTCGATAAGATTTAATTTATATTCTAGTGTATAATCATTGACATTACGAATATCAGCAACGTCTGTAGTATAGAATGAAAATGTTTTTGTTTCATCGCCACGAATAATAGTACCACTAATTTTCTCCTGGCCTACAATAGGTAAAGAAGAAAATAATGACGTTGCGTCGAGAATAAGCATGTCTCCACGCAATATTGGTGTGTATATCGATTCATAGACGTTGAATTCAGCAATCAGGTCATCGATCTTTAATCTCTTACCTGTACTTGTCTCAATGTAAACGTCTTTGACTTCAACGTCAGATGGCGTTAAAAGTTCAGCCATTTATTGATTCCCTAAACTGTGACACAACTTGATCCACAAATTCTGGACGAATGACACGAATTTCTCTTTTGTCTTCGTTCAATTGAAAGTCATAATCAGCGTAAGTTACGATCGCAGCACTAGGTTCAGATCTTGGTACCCAGTTACCATCACCATCTTCATAGTGATGAGCAGCATCTTTAAATGATCCAACACCAGAAATAGTAATAAAGTCTAATGATGTTAAACCACGAACAATCTCGTTCGATTGGAAAGTACCGACTCTATCTTTAATTTCTATCCAACCCATTGAAGTATTCTTTGAAACAATTGTAGCTCTTGCGCCAGAAATCAAACCCTGTACAGTTTCACCTGCTTCAAACTTATCAAAGAAGTCGTATGTGTCGATACCAATATATTCTGTCTTGTATGTTTCTTCTAGATACTCATCAAATTTTTGACGTGATCTAGGCCAATCAGTATAATAATTTTTAAGATTTGTGTTGACCAGGAAAAACGTCCAGTAATAATCTACTGTATTGTATAATGATTGTGATACATGGTCTGGTCTTTCACCATCTTGAATAGTATAATAACGATAGAATGTAATATCATCTTCTACGCTACTTACAACTTTTGAAATACGAAATAAATCTACGGCCTGACGAAACTGTTTATTATCATCTAGGTCGTAATCTAATTTTGGAAAGTATCTAAAATATTTCATTAGAATCCAGCCTCCACATCTTCAGACGTAATAACCTCTGTTTCCTGGAAGCTTAGTGTTAAATCTACTTCATGAGGATTACCATCTTCAAAAAATATTGGTTGAGTAGCATTATAGTTAGTGTTGATAGCAGTCAAATACATATCTTGGAATTTAATCATATTGACATCACCACCTTCTAGGTTAACAAAACCAACTCTGAATAATTTTGGGAATACAAAAAAGTTTGCTTTAGTTAATTTTGGATAAGCATTTGCTCTTAATACTTTAACCATCTCATAAATTTCTTTTGCTTCATCAGCATTTGAAGGCATTAACTTATATGTAAGTGCTAGCTGTCTTAGAACTGGACCTTTGAACAACATTTGTGTTCTTGGGTTTAATACTTCACCACTTTTCAATAACGCCTGTGTTGCAACACCTGAACCAACACCACCTTGTGCAACCTTACTTAGTGCTGCGGTTTTCATATCTCCCGTTGCCATACCTTCTTTTGATTCAATGGCACCAGCGATAATACCTAATGTTGTATTTAGATCCACGTTTTCGTATGTCAAACCGTCATTGACCTGAATCGCAGCAGGCATGTATAAATATATTTGATGTAATGCTTCATCAACTGAACGGACACCAATTACTGAGTCTGATGCATTAAATTCGTTTTCTCTTTTGTGAATTGAGATACGAGTCCAGTTCTGATGCTCTGTTGTATTCTTCGGAAATCGGTATTGAGCCATAAAATTATCACACTATTATTGAAATGTTCTAAAGTTATTTATATGAGTTACAAGGGTAAGTTTAAGCCAAAAAACATAAAGAAATACAAAGGTGATCCAACAAAGATTATATACAGATCTCTGTGGGAACGCAATACTTTTCGTTGGCTGGACCAAAGAGATGATATCGTTGAATGGAATAGCGAAGAAGTAGTTATACCATATCGTTGCAAAACAGATAATAGAGTACACAGATACTTTGTGGATCTGTATTTTAAAACAGCAAATGGTAAAAAATATCTCATTGAGATTAAACCAAAAAGTCAATGTTCACCCCCAAAACAACCAGCTCGTAAGACAAAACGATATCTAAATGAGGTCATGACATATATTAAGAATCAATCTAAATGGGAAGCAGCCAAAGCATTCTCATTGGATCGTGGATATAAATTCGAAATATGGCATGAAGACACTTTACGCTCACTTGGTATCAAAGTACTTAAAGGATAGGTATAAATAAGAGTATGGCAGATTCATTATTCAATACATTACAGGCACAAGCTTATAAGGCAGGTGTTACGCCGAGAACAAAAGATTCTCAGATGTGGTTTCGTAAGAAACTGATGAACATGCGTAATATCAATAGACAAAAGCTTTTAAGAGATAGTGCTGTTGAAAAGGTACAACGTCCAAGAATGGGCGATATGTACATGTTCTATTATGATGCAAAACATAAAGACACATTGCCGTATTACGATCAGTTTCCACTGATTATTATGGTAGAGAAAGCACCAAAAGGTTTCTATGGAATTAACGTACATTACCTTCCATTACCCCTTCGTGCAAAATTCTTTGATGCTTTATTGGCAACTGCTACAGACGACAAGTATGATGAAGGTACTCGTTTGAGAACAAGATATAGAATGATTAAAAATGTACAAAAATTAAGATATTTTAAACCATGCTTTAAACATTATCTAACCAGTCAGGTTGATTCACGTATTGTAAAGATACAACCAACTGAGTGGGAAGTTGCGATGTTCATGCCTGTACAGAGATTCAAGGGTGCAACAGCAACTCAAGTATGGAAAGATAGTAAGGCAATGATCTAATATGGCTAATTTCGACTCTAGTATAGACACATTTAAATCGACACTTGGTCGTAGAACAGGTTTTGCAAAGGCAAACCGTTTTGCTGTCTATATGAATCTACCACTGATCTCAGTAAATCCAGGTACTATTCTAACTAATATTATTTCTGGTAACACAAATCCGTTACAGATCTTCAATGATCCACGTGATATTTCGTTACTATGTGAAACTGCTTCTCTACCTGGTAGAACAATTAATACTGCTGATTATCAAACAAATATGAAAGTTCGTAAGATGCCACAAGGTTATCTTAACGATGATGTATCATTCACATTCTTATTGACTGGTGATATGTACATTAAAAATACTTTCACACAATGGCAAGATTCCATTGTGAATACAGAAAATAAGACAGCAAAATATAAGGACGACTTTACATCTACTGTTATTATTCAACAGCTAAATGATAATAACGACCCGGCTTATACATGTCGTCTTTTAAAGGCTTATCCGGTATCGATCTCACAAATCGATCTTGGTAATACGAACGAGAATACTATTTCTCGTGTGACAGTCACATTCGCATATGATGATTGGGATGAACAAAATCTCGGTGGTGCATTACTTGGAGGCGCACAGAGATTGCTTAGTAAATTTCTATAATGGAGTAAATAATGGCTTTACCTACGCTGAATACAGCAAAGTATGAATTGACACTACCGTCTAACGGTAAAAAAATTGAGTACAGACCTTTCCTAATGAAAGAAGAAAAGGTACTATTAATGGCCGTTGAGTCTAATGATATTGCTGCTATTTCAAAAGCAACAAGAGATTTAGTCGAAGCGTGTACATTTAATAAAGTGAATATTAAAGATCTGGCATTTTTTGATCTAGAATATTTGTTTTTACAACTGAGATCTAAGTCCGTTGGTGAATCAGCAGGATTTAAATTAAAGTGTAAAGAGTGCGAAGCACAAAACGAAGTAAATGTCAATCTATCAGGAATTGAAGTAAGAAAGGCTGATAAGATTGAAAATAAAATTATGTTATCAGATGATGTAGGTGTTCTGATGAAGTTTCCAACTGTTGGAGATTTAGAACACGTCATGAATGGAATAGACGACTCTCATGGTGATGTAGCTATTGCTATTATGGCAGCAGCAATTGAAAGTATTTTTGATAACGACTCGGTATATCCTGCCAAGGATCATAAGCCTGAGGAATTAATTGATTTTATTGAACAGTTGAATAAAGAACAGTTCATTGAAATTCAGAAATTCTTTGAGCAGATTCCTAAGGTAACTGAAGATGTCCATTTTGATTGTAACAAATGTGGAACATCAAATGATATCAAGCTGGAGGGCTTGCAGGATTTTTTCGGGTAGCTCTTTCTCATGATTCGTTAGAAGCTTACTTCAAAACGAATTTTGCAATGATGCAACATCATGGTTATAATTTAGACGACCTTGAGAACATGTTGCCCTGGGAAAGAGAGATCTACGTTAGTATGTTAGTTAATTATGTTGAAGAAGAGAATGAGAGATTAAAAGCACAACAAAATAGAAGGTAATTAACATGGCAACAACCACAAAAGATGTAGAACCAAAAGGTCCTACTATTAGTGACGAAACTTATGAGTCATTAGCAGAGGCTGATTTAGATGGTGATGGACATATCTCAAAAGAAGAGATGAACATCTACCTAGAAGATAAAAGACGTAGAATGGAAGATGATGATGCACAGAGAGATGCTATTCGTAAGATGGCATGGTTCTCATTGATTGGATTGTTGGTATATCCTTGTGGTATCGCAATTACTTCTTTGCTTGGTTTAGATAAGGCTGCAACACTTATTGCTGATATTGCACCTACTTATTTTGCATCGATTGCGGTATTGGTTTCAGCATTCTTTGGTGCTGATGCTCTGAAGGGTAAAAAATAAAAGAGATAAAAAATGGCTAAGACGCTAGAAGACGTAATTGACAGACTGAAAACTGAGGGTGATATTACCAGAAATACTGGTACCAACTCAACACGATCTGTCAAAGAACTCATCGCACAAGGTAATGAATCACTTGTTACTACGAGTGCAACGCTCACCGAAATCAGAACTATGTATGACACAGTTCAAGGTGATCCTGCATCTCAGGGTTTAGATGAAGAAAGACGTCGAGAAGATGTAGCCAGACAAGAAAAAATGCTTGCCGCTCTCGAAGGCTTAAGTGGCACGGGATCAGGTGGCGGTAAAGCAAAAGCTACTGGTGGTGGCGGATTATTTGGAAAACTCGGTGGATTAGCAGGTGGCCTTGCAATGGGCGGTGGTGTTCTTGCAGGTGGTCTGGGTATTCTTGCCGCTGGTGGTGGTTACCTATTAGATAAATTACAAGATCTTGACGGTAAAAAAATAAGATCAAACGTCAAAGATCTATTAGGAATTAAAGACGACTTTGGTGGTATCGGAAACTTCTTTGTAGAAGGTGGTGCGTTTGGTGCTGCAATGACAGGTATCGGTATTGGTCTTGGTGTATTCGCAATTGGTGGTGCAGCAGCAGGCGCAGCTCAGATGTTCCAAAAAGAAGGATGGACACAAAAGATTATCGACAACGTTAAGACATTATTATCGTTGAGCGACCAAGTTGCCGAGGGATCAAATGTAAGTTTACTCTTTAAGGGTGGTGCATTTGGTGCTGCAATGACAGGTATCGGTATTGGTCTTGGTGTATTTGGTGTTGGATCTACTGTTGCAAAAGCTGCAGAAATGTTTGAGGTCCAAGGTTGGGCACAAAAGATTGTCGATAACGTAAAAACCTTATTAGGAATTACGGATCTACTTGGTGGTAATGGTTTCACTAAACTACTTGGTGGTGTAACAGAAGGTGGTTCATTCGCATTCTTAATGACTGGTCTAGGTGCTGGTCTTGCTGTCTTTGGTGCTGGATCTGCTGTTCTTGCTGGCGTTTCGAAATTCCAAGAAACAGATTGGGCACAGAAGATTGTTGATAATGTCAAGAAGCTTCTAGAAATTCCGGCTCTACCTGGTGTCGCATTAGACACCGCAGGATTTATTGCTGTCATGGGTGGTATCTCTGCAGGTCTTGTTGCATTCGCTCTTGGTAAAGGTGCTTCTGGTGCAGCTGACGCAATAACTAAATTTACAGGTGAAGATCCTATTGGTGAACGTGTATACAAACAAGTTACTTCATTACTTGGTATTCTAGATGATAAACGTGTGACAGTTGAAAACGCTGCTAAATTCTCTACTGTTATGGGAGACATCGGTGCTGCGTTGACTAAGTTTGGTGCTGGTCAATTTGTTGGTACACTTGCAGGTGCTGGCACTGCTATTCTAGAATTCTTTGGTGCTAAGTCACCATTTGACGAGATCGCAAAGATCGCCGATCAAGCCGAAGAACTAACAACTGCTGGTAAAGCACTTAATTCTATTGGTAAATCATTACAGCTATTTGCTGGTCTACAATTCAAAGGAACTGATTTTGATTTTGAAGAGTTTGCCGAAGATCTAAAAACTGCAGTACCTATTATTGAGACAGCAGTACTTGGTGGTGAAGACGGAACGTTATTTACAACTAAGATCCAGGGTCTTGCAAACAATATTGGTGCTTATGAACAAGCTGCCGCAAATATTCAACAACTAAAAGATGTATTATCCATTCCACAGAGTGCAAATGCTAGTGGCGGATCTGGCGGTAATACTATTATCAATAATTATTACTCAGGT